AGGTATTGTAGCGGCTGCTACAGGTAACACAGACATCCCAGATAAAGTTAACTTCGACCAGTTTGTAGACAGCAACTGGCGTACCACTGTTCCTGAACAGAATGACATTGACCGTGACATTGCGGTTAAAGCTGCATCTGAAGGTAATGTAAATATTGTTCAACAAACACTAGACAGTATTGCTACACGCAACAAAATGTATAGTGAACTTAGTATTAATAACGCTAATGATGTACGAGCTAAACTAAAAGAACTTACAACACAAGCTGTAGAGACAACTGCTGTACGTAACCCTGCTGTACTGTTTAACAACACTCCTGCTGAGATTAACGAGTCTACAGCACGTATGTCTAAACGAATTAGTGCTGCTGCAACTTTAGATAAGGCCATTCAAGATGGTAGTAAGTTTTCAACAATTGCGTTAGGTTTTGCTGGTGAGTTTTTACCTACAACTGCTATTTTACAAGGAGTGGCAATTGATAGTGTTTCTGTAAAGTATGGTGTTCCTTCGGACTCTATTGGTACTTTTACAGGTAGATCACAAACTAAAAGTTATTTACAAGCTGCATTCAACGCGCAACCTGAAGAAACTAAAGGTGAATGGTTAAGCGGCTTGTATAACGATTTAAAGGATAGCTGGCTTATCACTGATTGGCAAGCTGCATTACTAATACAAGAAGTAGCGACAGGTGAAGAACAAACATGGGGTGGTCTATCTGATTGGTTAGATAGAATTGGTGCTGCGGGTGCTGCATTAACAGGATTAGGTGCGGTTGTTAAATCAGTTAAGTTAGCTAAGAGTGCTAATGCTTTAAGTAGTGTAGAGCGATCACTAGCTGCTGCTGGTGGCAAGAATGCCATTATGTCTGCTGAAGCTGCTAAGATTGCTTCAGAGGTAGCTAATAAACAACGTTTACAAGCTGTTGGTGTAGTTGCAGGTGAACTCACTGGTATCAGTACAGCCATTGACTTAGGCAAACTAGTTAGTGTTAACGCTGCTAAGGTGTTACCTGATTCAATTACAACTGCTGCTGATGACCTACAGAAAACTATTCGTGCACCTATTGAAAAACTAATTGCCGAACTACAAGATGTGGTTGCGGCTAAAGGTGTTCGTGCTTCAGAAGCTGCTGCTGAACTCACAGACTTACAGCGCATCTATTCTAAAACAAACAATCCTAACGTACACTCAGTAGACCCATTTACTTTATCTGAAAATGGTTTAGTTATTACGGGTAAAGTGTTCTATAAACCAGACACTGCAACTAGCTTCTTAACAAAAGAAGCTGCTGAATCCTATATTAAAGCTGCCGATCCAACAGGGTCTATTGGCATGAAGGTTGTACCTGACACTACTAACACAGGGTTCTTAGTAGAAGAGAGTGTTAAGAAAGAGTTACAACTACGTAAGACAGCCTTAGAAGCACTGGTGTTAGAAGAGTTAAACAAATCAAAACCTAAACGGGGTAAGAAGGCTCCTGCTGTAGAGACTCCACCACTGGAACGTGCCCCTGCACCGAAAGCTTTAACTGACAGTAAACCCCGCTATAAAGCATCTATGTTGTCTTTTGAAGATGATGTAGATAAAGCTGCCTACCAAATTGGGAGCAAAACTGCTACTAGTAAGAGTGATAAAGAAATTAAAGCGTGGTTACAAAGCACAACAGGTTGGGATGATGCCACCATTGCTGGTCATGCACAAACTGTTCGTGACTACATTAAAGCTAACGAAGACATGGTAGATGATGTAGGCAACATTATGGTTGCTAGTCAAGTACCAACAAGTCGCCCTGCATCTACATTCCAAGCTAGCTATAGCCAAGATTTTGCTAACCTACAAGCTGCCCCCGGTACTACCACTGTGGGCAACATCACTATGTCTTCTGGTGTTAAGAAGGCATTCGTTGTAGAGTTTGTTAGCAAGCTAGGTAAAGCACTAGGCATGGAGAATCGTAAACTTGTAGTTATGGACTACGAGGATATGGTTAAAAGTAAAGACCCAACAGTACGTTCCATTGTTACTGATATGAAGCAAAAGCACGGTAGTGCTGGCGCTGTACATTACGACTACGGTAGTGGTCAGTCTTTCATTGTAATGCGTAGAGGGCCAGCTACTAAGCCTCTATCACTACGTCAATACATGGAAAACTTTGCCCATGAGTATGGGCACGCCTTTGAAGCAGAGTTTGCTACAAAGTATTTTGGTATTATTAATAGCAGTTTCAATAAGTGGTTACGTGCTAAGGGCATTGCCTTTAAAGGTGATGGCATTAATAAATCCGTTTTGGACGCATTTCCACCTGAAGCTCTATTAGAATATCGTTCTATTACCAATGCAGAAGACATTGCTGTCAACTGGATTGACAAGTGGGCTGGTGGTGACTACGGTAAATACAAAGCATACGAGTCTGAGATTCATAAGTGGGCATCTAGCTACAGTGAATTCTTTGCTGAGAACTTCGCTAAATGGGCTTTTAGTGATGAGATACCTACCACGGTATTAGGACAGACATTTAAGCGCCTTGTAGACGGTTTTAAGCTCATTGCTAGCGATGTTATGGATAGGCTAGCTAAGCTAGGTATCGTAGCTGATGTGGGTAAGGTGGACAAAAACATTGCTGCCATGCTTAACACACACGTTAAACAACTTCAAGCTGAAGCTGTTGAGGTGAGAGCTAACATGACAATGATTGCTTCTGAAAGCAAAAAGATTAAACCAACACTCTCCTCTCTACAAAAAGAGTTGGATGAAGTGATGGACGAACTAAATGCCATTGAAGATGCTGAAAAGGGATTGAAGACAGGGTGGCTAGTTGAGCAACCTATCAACCGTACACTAGACTATTCCATCGTTGGTAAATACTCTGACGATGATATTAATAGCGCAGCACGGTTTGCTATGGGTGATTGGGCATTGTCCACCTCTAACGAACTATACTCACAGCGTGTCGTAGGTATTAACCAATCTAGTCGCTACCAGAAGCTGTTAACCAACTTTGTACGCCCATCCATTGAGAAGCTTAGTAAAGCTGACATGGTTGCACTAAACGATGCATTAGTCATTGGTGATAAAGAAGGTAAAGTATTCTCAGCACATGAACTAGCTGGTCAAGGTCTGTCATTAAAAGCTCGTGATGCTTATTACAAAGTACGTGCATTGCGTGATGTTATGTGGCAAGTACGTAACGATGTGGCTGTGAAGAGCATGACCCGTAGAGGGTTTGTGCAACTTAACACAGGTCTTAAGTTTGATGACAATGGTAACCAACTGTTTGGTAAGCCAACAACACCTAAAGAAGGTAGTTTTGTCTATCTTAGCGATACTGGAGCTATGCAACGTATGAGTGCAGAGTTTCGTGAAGAGATTGCCACTAAGGGTTATGTCTTCTACGAAGCTGCTGAGCCTGTACTAATTGATGGCAAATACCGCAAGACCTTTGGCTTTAAAGTTGGTAGCTTTGCTAGCCAACCTATTGATACGGTAATTCCCTATCGTGCTGGTGAGTATCGCCGTATTTACAGCGATGAGTATTTTGTTAAAATTAAGTCTAGCTATGAAGTTGATGGCGCTATTGAAGAAGTTACTACTACTCATCGTACTGCTGCTAGCGTGGCTGATGCCAATAATTATGTAAAAGCTTTGTCTGAAGCTCAGTCATTACATAAAGCAGGTAAGCTAACCATTCAAGATGCTAGCCGCTTAATGGAGCCTTATGGATGGCGACCAGAAGAAATCATTGATGCACTAAACAATAACAGGTTTGGTACAGACTTTAAAGCTGAAGTAAGGTTTACCCGTACTGATGATGATTATGTAGAAGAAGCAATTGGCCTTACTAGTAACTTTGCCAGCAAGCGGGGTGATAAGGTGTTGTCTGTATTCGGTAAAGATACAGTTAACACAGTGAGTCCGTTAGATAGTGTGGCTGCTGAGATTGGTAACACTGCATATGTAGCGTCTACAACTGAGTGGCGTGAGAGTCACATTCAACGTTGGTTCAATACCTTTGTCGATGACTTGCCAGCTAACGTGCAGACAATGACACCTGACAATGCATTCCGCTATATGTTGAACAACAAAGGATATTATGTTGGTCAAAGCAAGCGTTTGGCTGTAGCTGAGAAAGTGCAAGACTACATCATTGCTCAAATGAATATTCCTACTAAAGAAGAGAAGGGATATCTAGGCTTTATGCGTATGATAAGTGAGGGTATTGAGGGTGGTGTAGGTGGCAAACCAGTTATGAAACTAGGTGCTGCATTACGTGCTACCAAAGATTACCCCACATGGGCACGTACAATTGCATTTCACAGCTTCTTTGCATTTAACCCTGTGCAGTTCTTTATGCAAGGTATGAACGCTTTCAACGCTGTAGCCATCTCCCCTGTGCATGGATTACGTAGTGCTAAGAGTAGTGCTATGTACGCTATGGCTTTGTTTAGCGATCAAGAAAGCATTTGGCAAACTGTTGCTAAGACTAACAAACTAACTAACCTTGGTTTGGGTATGTCTGAGGAAGAGTTCGTTGAAGTTGTACGGGCTATTCGCCGCACTGGTCTAATGGATGGTATCAACACTACTAGCTTGTATGGTGCTGAAGTAGGTAAGTACGGCATTATGAACAAGTTAACTCGTAACGTAGGAGATTTGGCTGCAACACCATTTAACTCTGGTGAAGGCTATAGCCGACTAGTTAGCTTCGACATTGCACGTAGGGAGTTTATGGAAACTAACCCCGGTGCTGCATGGTGGACTGATGACAGCTTAGCTAAGATTCTAGAGCGTCAAGATGATTTGACACAGAACATGACTAAGGCTAACGTAGCTTCATGGCAACAAGGTTGGAAGTCTATCCCTGCACAATTCGTACAGTATCAAGTTAAATTGATGATGAACGTTGTACAGAGTTTGATGGGCAACCCAAGAGCATTCTCACAGAAAGAAGCACTACAGTTATTAGTAACACACGCACTAGTGATGGGTACTGCTGGTAACTTCTTGTGGCCTTTCCGTGACCTATTGACAGAAGTAGTGCCAGAAGATATGTCTCCAGAAGCTCGTTTGTACGTACAACAAGGTGTTGTAGCAGGTATGATTGGTTCCATTACTGATGGTGAAGCTAAGCTAGCAATTGGTAGCCGATTCAACACTTTCAAATATTATGAAGATGTTGTTAAGGGGTTGTTAGACCCTGAGAAAACATTCATGGAGGTGGCTGGTGGCCCGTCAGGGTTTGCTGCATTACGTATCCTAGGTAGTTTTGGTGAAGCATTCTCAATCATTGCTAAAGCCCCTATGACTATGGATACACTGCAAATTGCATTGTCTGAGATTGGTAAGGGAAGCTTCTCTTTCTTTAATAACATTCAAAAGTCACGCATTGCAATGGCTAACTACAACCAAGTACAGAGTGGTGCTGGTGGTGCAATGTTCCGTGTGACAGATACTGAAGCATGGATGTTGAGTTTCGGTATTCCACCTGCTGTACAAGAAGACTTGTCAATATTGTACAGTAGCAGAAAGTCACAAACTGACGATGTTAAAACATCTGCTAAAGCGATTGGTAAACACGCCATGTTAGCTTTAACAGCGTTACGTAATAACGACACTGAAGGACATAGAACACACGCTGCAATTGTACAAGCTATTCTAAATACATATTCAGGTAGCGATTTACAGCAACTATATAAAGAAGCATATAAAGTAGAGGCATTTACTCAATATGAAAAGATGCTTACAGATCAAGCTGTAAAGGATTGGGCAGTGAAAGACATTGTAGTAAATACAGGAGTTAACGAATAATGGCAACCTATCAAGCAAACATTACTAAGAACATTGAGCCAGCAATGGCTAATCCAGCAACATTACAACAAGCTGGTGCAGCAACACGGGCTGCTATTCAAACCCTAGGAGAGGGTGCTAGTGCTGTATATAAGGGGTATGTAGAGCAAGAGGTAGCTAACATTGAAGCAGGAGCTTCTAACTTAGCTCAAGAATTCTTTATTAGTAATCAAGCTGCACAAGTTGCAGGGAGACAAGCTGCTCAAATGCAGAGTGGCGCACCTATGGCAGGGAGTATGTTTGCAGAAACATTGTTAGGTGCACAAGGTGAAGATGCACAAGCAAAGGCTGCACAACAACTACGCTCTTACGATAGCGAGTTGGTACGTTTAAAGGCTGCTGCTGAAGGCGGCATGTCTAATGAACAATATGTCTCCCGCATTGATGCGTTGACAAAGAAAGCTATTGCACAATATCCCGGTCTTGCTGGTCAGATTCGTGAGAAGGTGGGGGCCGTTACAGGGTTGCCATACGCTGATCGTTGGGCACAGATGAACTATGTTAAGGAACGTTTCTCTAAACAAGAAGCACCTAAGCAAGTGTCCCCTGAAGACTTAGCAATGAAAGACATTGACGATGCTGCTAAGACAGGTATGTTTGGTACTCGTGAAGAATTGTTTAAGGATTACCAGACTAATCGGAGTGTATACGACACTAAGATGACTGGCTTTAAACAAGTGCTACAAGTACAGACGCAAACTAACGTTATTAAGAACAACATTGGTGCGTTACAAAATCAAAGTGATTTACAAACAGACACTGTTCGTGCAGGGTTTGCTGCTGTTTTTGATGGTAGCTTAGGTGCTGCTGTCCTAACTACAGGTGTTAACGATAAAGAACAAGTGTTTGCTGACACACTAAAGTTGATGGCACAAGGTGATCCACAAGTAACTGATCCTACAAAGTTTCAAGTACTAGTATCACTACACACTAATCAAATGCGAACAAACATTGAAAGTGCCCGTAAATCTGGTTACAGTGTAATTGATGCTTATTTAGCTAAAAACCCTAATGTATCTGACGCTAAACGTAAGGAGTTGTATGCAGACGTTGATCGTCAAGCTGAGCAATCATTGCGAATGTATGCAGACGATAAAGGAGTTGGTTTGTTATCTATGGCTAACGTGTTGAAAAACTACCGTGATAAGAGTCTTACTGAACAACAGATGATTTTAGACTTAGCCATTAAACAACAATCTGCTATGCAGAATAACCCTATGGTTATGGCATTTTATGGTTTAGGTGCTTCTCGTGAAAACCTTAAGCGAACTAATCCAGATTTTTATGAGTTTATGCTTACAAATGAAAAGCGAATTGCAGATGCTGTTCGAGGTATTAGGAATGATGTTGCTGCTGCAACTGATTTAGCTGATGTAAAACGTGTCATGCTACAGTCAGAGCAAAGTGGTGCTGCTGTACCTGTTGACCCTGTTGCATCACGTACAAATACTCGTGCAGCACATCAAGCATTAGGTGCTAGTGCTGCTGAACTGTTAAAGAAAACTTCACTCCTACCTGCTGAAGTTAACATTGCCAGTGCTGCTTTCTCCACCAGTGTAGCTACTGGTGCTAACAGTTTAACACTATCTCGTGACTATAAGAAGTATGGTGAGCAAATTGCTAAGCTACCAGAAACTGACCAAGCTGTCATTAAGAGTAACGTAAGCAACAGTGTGTCAGGTGCTGTCCTTAGTATTAGCGATGTTAAACGGGTAATTGAAGCTAAGTATAAGACAACCCTAACACTAGGTGTTAATGATGCAGGTGAGATTAGTGTTGTGCTGCCTAAATCTAGGGCTACCCTTGTTGGCCCTAACGCCGCGCCAGCAACAAGTAACAGTCTTACAACAACAATTGCTGCTCAAGAGTTTATGAAGCAAGTTAAACCTATGCTAAATAACATTGTGTATGGTACGGCTATGTTAACACAGAAAGAGGCTAAGGCAGTGGGTACGGAGTTTGCAACTGTTATTAATAATAACCAACCGTATGGTGGATTTTATAATAGTAGTGCACAACCTGTAACTACACCGACCACACCTGTATCTGGTACATCTGACCTAGATGCACAAGTTAAAGCTTCTCTTGATAGGATGAAAGCTGAAAGTCCTGATTTAAATATTGATTATGTATACTCCGCTTATCAACGTGCGACTCCAGAAGCTAAGAAGCAATTAGCTGAAAAGTTTAAGTCTAATACTGCTACTATGGCTGACCTTAACACTAAGTAATATGGACATTCTTAAATTCTTTGATAACTTCTTTTCTTCAGGTAAGCCACCACAAGTGGAACAACCTGTACAACAAGAAGTAGCTGAGCCATCTAAACCTGACTACTATGAGCGCCTTAAGATGGCTGAGAGTAGTGGTCAGGCTGATGTTAAATCTAAGACTAGTAGTGCTACAGGGCATCACCAGTTTATTGAGGGTACATGGGAATCTCTAACTAAGAAGTATGGTAAAAACTACACACTAGATGATAGGAAAGACCCTGCTAAGTCTTTAGAGGTTGCTAAACTATTTACTGAGGAGAATAAATCTTCTTTGCAGAAAGCATTGAAGAGGGAGCCTACAGATACAGAATTGTATGCGGCTCACTTCTTAGGTACAAGTGGGGCTAAGAAGTTCTTGATGGCATCACCTTTTACTAAAGCTAGTAAGGTAGTAAATAAAAATCAAATAAAGAGTAATAAAAATATTTTTTATGATGGTAAAACAGGAAAAGAACGTACAGTTTCAGAAGTATACGAAATTCTTAAAAAGAAAATTGGTGAGTAATGAGAAACGGGGCATTGCGCCCCGTTCGTCATTAGGTAAGTTGCCCAACCATGTTATTAATAACTGTGTTAACTGACTGCTTAGTCTCTTCAACCATCAACCTACGTTCTTCTTTAGCAATTAGATATTGAACGTTGTGCATACACTTGTACAAGTCTTCTAGTGGTTTACCCTTATCCTTGTAGCGTAGCAAGTATTTAAGGGCACTAGCCTCCCACCCATTCAAATCATACGCTTCCCAAATCTCCCAAGGTTGAATGGCACGTTCTTTATAGTGGTTGCCACCATATTGTGTTTCCATAACTTGATTATAGTTCACTAGGTTTACCTTTCAACAAAGCTGGAATCTTATCTTCTTTCTCTAGTCGTGCAATCTCTTTAGTCATTAGAGAGATAAGACCCTCTTGCAACAACAACTGCATCATACGGGGTTCAATGTCTTTCAACACCACTGTTGCTGATCCATCTTCGTGCTCTTCAATCATTTCAACTTCCATGTCATTTCTCCATAAAACTGTTACAAACTTGATGTACCTTACCGTCTTCTGTTTTAAACTGTAAGACAATCTCTACGGTTTTTTCTGTCTCGTACACCTTCAGCTTTAAGTAGCGTCTCAGTGCCTCCATCATTCGATAACTTTCTTCATTGCTGCTCATACCTACTCCTTAATGTTTTCTTTGCTTTGTACACTAGGTTCTTAGCATGTTTAGAAGAACAACACAGTGCAACACCAATATCATTGTAACACATTCCTTGAGCATGTTTCATGTACAGTGCCTTACGTTGTTTTTCTGGTAAATCACCAATCATATCCAACAGCATAAAAAACTCTTGCTTAGTGTTTAAGAGTGTTTCAGGGGTAACACTAGTCACACTATCAACTTCTGTTTTAATGCTCTCAAACGGGCGTTTAGATGCCTTGTTGATGGCAATTGTGCATAGCCAAGTATAAAACTGACTATCACCTCTGAACGTATTCAAATATCTAAAGGCTGCTGCAAACGTATCTTGTGTCAATTCTTCTGCAAGAGCATTGTCATTAACTCGTCTACGTAAGAAACTAAATATACGTTTCCAATATTTAGTTGTCAGGGAGGAGTAAGCCTTTTCACTCCCCCCTAACGCTTCAGCTATTAGTAACTCATCTTCAGATTTCACAGACACCAGATACACAGGCTAGCTGTTGAGCACCCTCAACGTTATCTGTATACTCAATGAAGGTTTCCCAATCAACTGTCTTAGGCATAGCCTCTTTCAGCTTCTCGTACTCTTCTTTACCAATCTCTTCATACGGGGCTTGCTTGTAGCTACCACCATCCCAAGGTAGGAAACTGATACCGCTAATCTCGTCAAAGTGTTCCCACACCCAAGCACCCACTGAAGGCCAATCTTTCTCTTTAACATACACAGTTACTGATGGCTTATGCTCACACCAGTGACGTTGATAGGTTAGCCACAACTTCAAGTGTGTGAAAGAGTCCAACTCATCTCGTGTAACACAACCATCTGGTGCTTTCATAGGGAAGCTAAAGATAGTAGTGTCATAAGGCTTCATCACATCCGCTTCTGAAGGTACTCCCTGACCCTGTAGAAAGGCTGTAATAGGGTCTTTGTTATCGTTCCGAACACGGCGAATGTAGTAATCACTGTGGCGAGCATGAATGCCACTGGCACTATCAACAAGCTGGCTAACAGTACCAGAAGGCTTAACACACGTAATAGCAGCGGATTGAGGAATTCCCAATTCATTAGCAAGTTCCTTATTAGTAACAACAGCTAGCTCACGCAAGCCACTTAATCTTGATGACAGACCCACATCATCAATGTTATTCAACAATGCGGAGTCTAGGATGCCTGTGATGGATACACCTAGCAAACGTTCCTCTTCAGTGTTCTTCTGCCACACCTTCCTTAGATAAGGGAATTCCGTAAGAGTAGACTGGAAAGTGCCAAGGATAGTGGCCAATCTAACTTTTCGCTGTAAACTTTCGTCATCATCGTCTGCTCGGGCAACGACTTCAGTAAGGTTACAGAACTGATACGGACGTAAGATGATTTCGGAGCATGGGTTAGTCCCAAACTCATAAGAGCTGTCTCGTCTTCCATGTTTTTCAACAGTAGTTTTAGCTGCGGCTCGGGAAAAGACTCCCCTTTCACCAGAGTATGACTGATACAACGCCAACCATTCTGACATAAATTCCCCAACGGTGGGGCGTTCATTATAGCTCGCACTATTATTTGCAAGTGCTCGTTGTCCTTCTCGCTCCCACCACTGACCGGCTTTAGCATGTCGCATCCTATCATCTGACAAATCACTGAGGCTAATCATTGCTGATCTACGTACCCCACCAACAACCACGACCTCTCCAATCTTGCACATAATGTCATGGCATTCCAAGCTGTTAAGTTTCCTACCCGCCGCACCTTTAAACTTATTAGTAACAAATTCAAAGAGTTCAGTGAGGGGTTTAGGGCCGCTAGCTCGACCACCAAACGTTTTAAGGCGTGCCCCTGCCGGACGGACTTTAGTAACATCCCACTTCGGTACTTCCCCTGAATACAATAGGGCGATGAGTTGACGTAAACTCTTGGCCCAACCTGCTTTAGAGTCAGACACAGAGATAGTAGTGTCGCTATTAAACATCTGCGTAGGTACTTCAGGTAGCTTGTTAACATACTTACTCTCAACTGAGAATCCAACACCAGTGCCACATAACAAGATGTACATGGCTTCATCAAAGGATTTAACATCATCTACAGGGAGGTATGAACAGTTATACCCTGCTGTGTTGTCACGGTTTAGTGCCTCACCTGCGGTCATCATAGCTCGCATAGAGGGCATTACTTCATGGTTTAGAATTGCCGAGTGTAACTCATTGTACAATTCAGGGGTCATCTTGTAATGCATCTTACCAATAAGGTGACGATGCATGAAGTTCATGTAACGATCAACTGTCTCAGGCCAATGCTCACGGCGATTCTCTTCCTCTAGGAATCGGCTGTAACGACTCTTAGCAATAAATGTTTCGTAGATACCCATTTCGTGTTTAATCATCTTCTAATTCCTCTTCGTTATAAAATGCAACTTCTGCGATGCCTAAGTATAGGCTCACGTATACACCGGGGCCGGGATTAATCTCCAACCCTAGTGCAAAACCTGTCATGAATCGGACGGCAATGGACATTTGACCTCCATGTTGCGTAACTCACATTCACGCATGTTATTAATAATGAACTTGGCTTCATCAGATAGTAGGGCATAGAACAAGGGGCCATACTTACCACTACGTACAATGTAATCAAAGTCTTTAATTACATGGTGTAGCCATGCCTCTTCTTCGTTAACCATTCTTGTTTACTCCTTCCATAAACTTATATTCTGCATCCAACACAGATTGTCCGTAACGAAGCATGTGGAGTAATCTATCTGGATGAGAATATTCTAATGGGCGACTACCTACATATTCAATGTAGTAACCTTCTTTATCTTTCTTCCACCAAAGAAGTGTGAAACAAAACTCCTCACCTCTATCGCTGTCAGGATATGGACTCCATGCAACAATCTCTGAATTCCTTGCTCCTGAGTTCTTTCTAAACTCTAAATCTTCGTACCTCATCGTTCATCTCCACTACCTTGCAACTTACCACGTTCTTGTCGGCTACGCAGTTTATTGATGTTTGCAACTGCTACATCTTGCATATCCATGTTATAAAATTCAGCTAGCACAGCTACAAACCATAACACATCACCCAACTCCTTTTTTAGGCTGTCTCGGTTTACTAACCCTTCGCTGTCCCTCACTGCTTTTGCGAACAGGGACGCTACTTCCCCTGCTTCCCCTACTAGCCCTAGGCTTAGATACTGGTTGTTTAGTGCTGTCGGCAGTGCTAGCCTTGCCGCCAACTCTTGATACTCTCGTAGATTCATTCTTCTCTTCCTTTGTTTTAACTTTATGGCATGTTGTACACAACACCTGTAAGTTATGTTTCTCACAAAACATCCTGTCAATGTATGTGTCCCAAGACACAAAACCAGTAGTCGGGTTAACTACTGGCTCTACATGGTCAACCTGAACATCCTTGGCTGTGTATTCATTGTGGCAGCTAGCACATCTGTAATGCATTGCTAGTTTACCAGACTTCTTATTAGTCTTCCTACCTAACTCTGCCTCTTTCAGTGCCTTCCATTTAGGGGGCCACCTTCGCATTCCACCACGTAGCGTACTAGTAATGAAGCTGCGATAGCGGCCCTCTGTCCACTCTCCATCATTCCTTACTTCACCCACGGTACTACTTTTGTCCAAGCAGCAAAGTGGTGCATAGTGCCATTGCTGTCAATGCATTTGCTGTACATTCCGTCAATACCCATGAATTTGAATACATCACCCATTGCAAACTCTTCACTAGCCGGTGGTACGCTGACCACATCTGTTGGTGCAAGTTTAAAATGTTTTCCATATTCCATGTCATACAGTGCTTTCATATCTGAAATATCAATTTCACTTATCATACATCCTCATTTCAAATTTAACCATAATCCAATCTGTGCAAAGGCATACCCTGTCCAAATCATACCGTTAGACAACTCACCTTTGCTCCATTGTAGCACACCTACGATGAGGTAGCCAACTCCTGTAGCCCCTACAATAAGATGCTCAAGTGTCATGTGTTCCCCATGTTTCGGATTGCGTTTGCTATTTCAGCTTTAGCAGTCATGCCAAGCCAGTGTGGGTATTCTTCGACCACTTGAGCACACGCCTCACGCTCATCAGCACGGACAAGAGATTCAAAGCGTTTAAGAAATTCTTTGTCAGTTGACAGGGTTGAATCCCAATCGTCACCAGCTTCACGGGCAAGTTCTATCGTCTGTTTAAATGTCATAACCATCTTTCGGTAGTGGCTTGTACAATGTGTTCGTTGTTTCAAAACTTCCGTCTGGATACTTCTTTAACACAGCACTGGTTCTAATAATATCTCTGCCCCACACATAATGGTCTACTGCATTAACACGACCTACCTCTATCCCATCAAACCGTGTTTTATCAAACGTTGCTTTACCAGTAAAGTAAACAACAGGTTTAATTACAACTTCATCGTAAATTAGTTCGTCCATAAATACTCCATTGTTGGGTAACATTTAAGAAGCTGCTCCTTTACTAGTAATGCCACCTCTCGGTGTTCTTTCTGTGTAGAGGGGTCAGTGCGTACATCAATGTAGTGAATCCAATTACGTAGTGTACCCTTCATGTACATCTTACTCATTGTCAACCCTTCAGGTAATAACTTACGTGCTTGCTCTTTTGCAATGCCTTTCTTAAGTGCCTGATTATACATCAACTCAGCTTCAGATTGAACACGTAACTGCGCTGCATTCCACCAGTTCTTTATGTAAGTATCATCAGTTTCTAATGAGTTCTGACGATTCTTTTCATCATGCATCCTGACTTCTGAAAACTCAAAGTCTGACACTGCTGCGTAACGTTGACTAAACTCTTGAAAGTAAAAGCTTCGGTGTCGCAATATCTGACGGGCAATGTCTCGTGTAGTTTCAATCTCTACACACATGTCCACCATATCTAACGGCGACCAATGCTTGTTCTTAATAAGGTACTTAACCAACTTACTAGCTGTCTCTTTGTTGTCTTGGTTCTCAGGGTTAGAAACCCGCGCCATGAATGCCACTAAATCCTCCCCGTTGGGAGTGCTCCATATCAGATTTACCTTGCTCATACTCTCGTAACTCCTCTATCCAATCACGTTGTCGTTCGTTATTAATAACAATTGCTCGTTTACTCTTCCCAATCTTCTCCAGTTCCAAAGTTGGGCGGCTCGTCTTCTTCAAGGTCTTCGTCTGTGTCGTCATTTGTTTGAAAGAATTTGTGGTAGTTAGCAACTAATACATCTGGGATGAGGAGCACTATATCGTCTACTGACAATCCTAATGCAATTGTTAACTCAACAGGGTCATCAAAGTTCTCCTCAATGAATTGCTTAACTTGCCATAGTTTATCGTTATAGTTCAATTTCAACTACCTTTGGTTTATCACGCTTCTTGTTGTTCTCCTTACGCTTCTTAGCTGC